ACATGACCTTTGGTTGCTGAATTTAAGTCTCTTGGATACTGTAATATGTCTTGTCTAAATGGATTATCAAACAGAGCGCTTAAAGGACCCTTACTTGATAATCCTGGAATTGATATACCAGCGATTGAACTTGGAATTGAGATAATAGCCATGGTTTACTCTTTATAATTGATATACATAGTATTTATGGCATATTCAGGACTATTCAAACCAAAACACCCAGAAAAATATGTTGGTGACCCCAATAATATTGTATATCGCTCGTCTTGGGAGGTCAGGGTGATGAAATGGTTAGACGAAAACCCTAGTATACTCACTTGGGCTTCAGAGGAATTACACATTTCCTACAAATCTCCGATAGATAATAGGTTTCACCGATACTTTCCAGACTTTATAGTTAAAATGAGGACTAAAGAGGGTATACAAAAAACAATGATGTTAGAAGTCAAACCAAAAAAACAAACTAGGCCACCTGAAATACCCAAAAGAAAAACTAAACATTTTATCACCGAGGTCACCACATGGGGTGTCAACCAAGCCAAATGGAAAGCAGCTAAAGAGTTTTGTTTGGATCGTGGTTGGGAGTTTCAATTGATTACTGAGGACCACCTAGGTCTCTAACTAAATACTGTAATGGCCTCTATACTAACACAATTAGCACAAGAAAAATCTTCTGGCGAACTAAGAACCATGTCAAAGGAATCTTTGAAGTGGTTGATGGCCAAGATTGCTGATGTCCGTGGTGTAAGAGTTGCAAAAAGTATTTCAAATGAAAAAGTTAGGCAAGTAAACAAATTCATTTTAGGTGGATTATATTGTTTCTATTATAATCCTAAAGGTAAGATGGATTTGCCATATTATGACCAGTTTCCTATGGTGCTGGCATTGGAAAGATATAATGATGGATTTTTAGGTCTAAATTTCCACTATTTACCTATTAAATACCGAGTGGTATTTTTGGATAAATTGATGAATTTCGCAATGATGGGTGATGCTGGAGAAATTATGCGTATGAGAGTCACCTATGATATTTTAACTGCCTCCAAGCGTCTAAAAGAGTTTAGGCCGTGTATTAAAAGATACTTATCTTCACATATACAGTCTAAGATACTTACCATTCAACCAAATGAGTGGGATATTGCCGCTTTATTACCTTTACAACAATTCAAGGGTGCCACAGCACCTGAGGTATGGCAAGATTCAGTAGACGAACTAAGGAAAAACTAAATGTCAGGTTCAATTAACGAATTTAAATCCAGTTTCACTAAAGACTTGGCAAGACCTAGTCGTTTTGATGTTAATATTAATGTTCCTTTGACGATGATACCATACTTTAACTCCGCCAGGAGATTGAATTATCGGTGTGAGAGTGCTAATTTGCCTGGTAGAACTTTGGGTACAACAGAACAAAAAACATATGGACCAATAGAAAAATATCCATATATGACAACATATAATGATATGTCACTCATGTTTATTGTTGATGATGATATGAGTCAAAAAGTGTTCTTTGATGCTTGGTTGAATTATATTAATCCACAATATAACAATAACTTTAGATATAAAAGTGATTATGCAACAGTTATTACAATCAACCAATATAATGTAGCAAATGAATTAACTTATTCATGTAATTTATACGATGCTTATCCTATTTCTATGAATCAATTGGATTTGAATTGGGCTGATGATGGATTTCATAAAATATCAGTAGATTTTGCTTATACATACTGGCAGAACAATTCGTTACAAGCACTTGGTATGCAATTGGTTGATGCTGGAATTAATTCAATAGCTTCTTCTCTTGGTGGTATATTGAGTGGTTCAACTGGTAATTTTGCAGAACCTACTATCTTAGGAGCAGGATTTGGTCTGACAGCTGAACAAGCAAATGAAGGTGGCGGTTTATAATTTTAACTAATGGAGTGAAAATAAAATGGCATTACCAAAAATTGATGTACCGATTTATGAAATTGAATTACCAGTTTCAAAGAAAAAAATTAAGTATCGGCCTTTCTTAGTCAAAGAACAAAGAAATCTGTTGATGGCCATGGAATCTAGTGAAGCATCCACGATACAACAAAGTGTTCGTGATATACTTTATAACTGTACCTTGACTGAAGGTATTGATATTGAAAAGTTACCAATAATTGATGTTGAATACTATTTTATTAACCTCAGAGCAAAATCAGTAGGTGAAGTAATTGAATCACGGTACAGATGCAACAATGAAGTGGACGAAGTTGAGTGTGGCAACATTATGGAAAAAGAAATTAACTTATTGGAAATTAAGGTTCAGTCTAATGATGAAGTATCACCTGAAATTCAATTGGATAGTAAATTGAGTATCAAACTAAAGTATCCAGAGTTTAGTGTTATTAAAGATTCATTGAGGTATGACAATATCAATGAGGTAACATTTAATATGATTGCTAATAGTATTGAATACATTTACGATGGTGAACAATTTTATTATGGCCACGAAGCACAACCAAATGAAATGTTGGAATTTGTGGAAGGTATGAATCAAGAACAATTTGCCAAGGTAGAAAACTTCTTTAATAATTTACCAAAACTAAAAGAGACATTAGATATAACTTGTAACAAGTGTGGTTTTCAACATAAAATTGATGTGGAAGGCCTTGAAAGTTTTTTCGTTTAACATTTCGTCATGACAATCTGAAGAATTACTATAAGACTAACTTTTCTATGATGCAGCACCATAAGTATAGTCTGTCTGAACTTGAAAATATGATACCTTGGGAAAGAGATATCTATATTTCTATGTTGATTTCGTTTATTGAAGAAGAAAACCAAAAGATAAAAGAAAGACAAAGAAATTAGATGTCAATATCAAGCGCACTTAAATCTACAGTATCAGCATTGACTGGATTTGCTAGTAATACTACCCGTGCGATTCTTGGATTGTCTACAGTTCCCGGCAAGTCACCTAAAAATCTTAATGAAATTAATCAGGCTTATTCAGAATCATTATCATCTTCCACAAAAATTCTTGGAGCAATCTTCAACCAGATGCAAAAGGCACGGGCTGAAGAACTTTCTAACAGACTAAATCAAGAAAATCAAACCGATACTAAAAAACAACAAGATGATAAATTCAATGAAGAATTGATTAAAGCATTGAGTATTAGGCGTAAACTTAAAAGACCTAAGAAAGAACCGACTAAAAAAGAAGAGCCTAAGCCTGCTGCTAAAAAAGTAGAAGAAAAAAAAGTAGAGCCTAAACCAACTCAGAAGAAAGTAGAAGAAAAGAAAGTAGAACCTAAGCCACAAGAAAAAAAGGTGGAAAAAAAGGAAGAAGTTAAACCGCCACCAGAAAAAGTTCCAGTAAAAGAAGTACCTAAAGAAGTAGTAAAACCTCCTCCTAAAGAAGTACCTAAAGAAGTACCAAAACCTTCAGCAGAAAAAGTTGCACCTACAACACCAAAACCGGCAGCACCTGCAGGTAAAGGAATCGCAGGTGTTGTTAGTGCTGGCGCTGGTACTATTGCAATAATTACATCAGCTTTAGTTGCAGCTGGAATTACTAATGCATATGCACAAAAAGCAGTATTATCTAATGTGGGTAAAGAATCTGGTTTTAAACCCCGTGATGAAAATTTGGCTGCATATGCTAAAACATCTAATGATAGGATTAGAGAAGTTTTTACTAAAAGAGCTTCAAAATATACCGATGAAGAATTAAATCAAATTAAAAAAGACCCATATAAATTTGGTGAAATGGTTTATGGAAAAGATACTGATATGGGAAAAAGTATGGGTAATACCCAAGAAGGTGATGGATTTAAATATAGAGGTAGAGGTTCTATACAATTAACAGGAAAAAATAATTATTCTGCCTATTCAAAAGCCGCTGGTGTAGACCTTATTTCTAGTCCAGAATTGGCAAATCAACCAGACATTGATGCAAAAATTGTTACAGCTTTTGTTAAAAAAGGTGTTGGTAGTAAATTAAATGATTTTACCGACCAACAAACCGCAAACAGAGCAGTTACTCAAGCTATTGGTGGTAGTAAGTTAAATTTAGATGTCGGTGTTGGAGCAAAAATTCTTGCAAAGGTAGAGGAATATTCTGGAGTTTTAAGTGGAGTGCCATTATCATCACCAACCACCGGAACTCAATTAGACCAGTCATCCAAAGAAAACAAAAACTTAAAAGATTCTGCTTTATTACAAAACAAAACTATTGTAAATAATACTATGACACCTTCATCAGAACCTGAAGCTGATATTGTAGTACGAGGAAATAAAAAAGATGACAGGTCTGCTTTACAAAGGAAAACACAATAATGGCCAATATAGATTTTCAATACCAATTGACTCCTAAAGGACAAGAATTGGCTAGAGAGGTTTCCAATGAAACTGTAAAAACCACCAAAAAAATGATGCAGAAATTTGATGGAGATACCATCAATAATTTTATAAATGGTAAAAGTAAATCTTCACAAAATAAAGAATACGCATCAAGCAAAACTAAAAATGTAAAAAGTAAAAACAATACTGCCAGTAAAATTAAGCCTTTACCACAAGGTGCAGAAATGATTGATATGTTGAATAAAATACACACCTTCTTACAAAGAAATGGTGAGCAAGATAAGTTACATCAAGACCGATTAAACAATTACATGGAAGAAAATTTGGCAGAAGCCAAAGCACGCCATGATAAGTTATTGGAAGCCATTAAAAAATTAACAAAAGATGTAAGTGTAACAAAAGAAGAAGCACCAACTGCATCATCTCCAGCACAAGAAAAAAACATTTTGGATATTTTAACAGATGTTTTTGATATAAAGGATATAAAGACTGTT